ATTCCGGCTTGAAACTATCAAGCATTATAACAATTTTTTTCATTATTTAGAACCTACTGCGTTTTTGGATTTTTAGTGCCGTTCTTTTATTACTTCTAATTCATAATAGATATTATTACATGGAAATATAAAAAAAAGAAATCTTGTGTAGAAAGTCGGAAAGATATTTGGCAGAAAACTAAGCCAGTTCAGTTTTGAGTTTAATGAATAAATGTATCTCTTTTTCAGTGTCCTAAATCTCGCCTTTGTATAATGCCCCCAGTATTCATTGAAATATTCAAATGTGTTCCAAGTCAGAAATTTTTTGGTTAGAGGATCTTGGGCAGAGCACATTGAAGGAAATACCGGCCCCCTTATTTTCACAAGGCCCTTATTTTCACTTATTCTCCAAAGTTCTTCCATTATCTTAATAAAATCAGCGTCAATAAGTTCCACTGTTCCAAAAGAGAGTATTTCATTAAAATGATTTTCTGGAAAAGGGTATGGGAATTTACTTAAATCATGAATAATGTCAACTCCATTTAACTTGGCTCTGTCTAGATTTATGTACCCTTTTTTTATATCTCTCCCACAACCAAGATTTAGTTTAAACATTTTATTACACCAACCTCTGTTCATAATATAATCCGTACGCCCTTAAAGCCCTTTCCTTCAAATACCAAAAATCTTTTTTGTCAACGTATATTAATTTCTTCAGCTCTTCGTAAGCTCTGTCAAGATAATAATCATTTTCTATTATTTTGTATTTTAGCAAAAAATAAATTGGTAGTATCATTCTCAGCCCGACATCTTTCCAAGTAAACAAAGGAGAAATATCTACATCATTCTTATCCACTACCGTACTCATCCTATAATCCTCTTTTCCTTTATTAAATTAAATACGGGCTACGTTGTGCAGATAAGTGTCTTTTTGGGACTCTTGGGTCTGCCTTTCGTAGCCCGTCTATAAACTTACACCTTTTGTTCGCTACAATCATTTATTAGATTGATTTATGCTATTTATTATGGAACATATGCCCCGCTGTATATAATACATTGTGCATCCAAACTCTTGAAGTTAAATGTCTGAGTTGCGTTGTTATTAACATTAGAGGTGTAACTATCTCCAACAATTGTAAAGCTAGGAATTCTTACTGTCTTTAGAACAGTAAATGGCGTTTCAGTGTCGCAAGGATCAGAAAGCTCGATAATTAACTCTAGGTCAATATCTTCACAAGCTTCTCCAGGACTCCACTCCACCCCTGCTCCGCTTCCGATAACCCCAGCTGTAAGTAACTCAATCAGTTCTGTGTCTGTATCTAGAACTGTAATAGTTCCCTCAACTGTAGGAACTTGTCTTTGGTAGCCAACAACATTTTTTGATCCCAATTGCTTTACAGGAGTTACGTTCATGTTTCCATTAATTGCAACAGACTGAACTCTTGGAATACTGTTTGTAGATATTGTAATATCAACGTCACGCCCTCTAATTGCAACCGGCATTGAATCATCGCCAATGTCTGTCCAGTTTAGACCAGCGGGATCGGCGTGATAAACTGCCAAAACCTGTGCCGATCTTGTATCTCCAGTTGTTAGAGTTGTACCGACAATTTGATACTCCCCGGTAGCAGGAGCTCCGGAAACTTCTTCTAGATAGTCTCCATCAAGTGTAACGGTAATACCGTAAAATCCATTCTTTAGCTGAATAGGGGTCTGAGATAGAGTAAATGAAGTTGTTCCTACTGTGAACTTATCCACAACTACATCATACTTTAGGTATCTTCTTTCAGAACCGATTGCTGTATAATCTTCAGTAGAATCACCGTCAACTGTATAGTTGAGAGCAAAATCTCTAACTTGCAGTCTTCTTCCACTAATTGATTTTACGTAGTCAGCTACATCGTTATCCTTAACATAAAGGATAGCATCAACTTCTCCAAGATTCGAAATATCTACACCAGCTCCCGGATAGGAGGCTGGATCGGTTCCAGTAAGAGCAGAGAAAATCTTAATTCCAACATCAAAAGCACTGAATGAAAGAGTAACTTCTGGAATATCCTTAGTCTCTCCAACGTGCTGCGGATTTCCCAATTCATCTTTAGTTTCAGATGGTTGAGTTGACGATAGAGTTAGTCTCTGAACCCTGGATGCTGCGAAAGAATCTCTTGGGCCTACTATCTTTAATTGCAAATCTTTTGAGGGAATTGCCAATCTTTTTGCCATATTATTTTAAACCTCCATTTGTTGTAAACTCAAAAGTTTACGCCTTGTCGTTCTGAGCTACAATACTAATTGAAGCTCTGAAATATAATTTCTCTACAACATCCTCGTTAATTTTTATCGGGTTGTATGATTTTGATAATACAATAAGAGTCCCTATTTTTGCGGGAGAAACTAACGGTGGAAAACCTTCATCATAATTATACACCGGAATACCATCTTTGAGTACATCT